CCAGTTAAAAACCAAGGAAAATTATTACTTAATATAGTTTCATTAAAATTATCAATTTCTTTTAAATCTAAAAAATTGTCTATTACTTGAATGTTCATTAACGAAAAGGAGGTCCTTTTGCCCACGCAACTAAAGAATATCTTTTTCCTTTTGTAATTTTAGACACTTCATGCCAAAAATGAGATGGAAACACAATTAAGTTTCCTTTACCTTTAAGATGTTCTACATCTAAAAAACAATCAGATCCATGTAAACCACTTTTTAAATTCATTCTAAAATCTCCACCTTCATACTCACTCGGATCTGATAATGAAATTACACAGCTTAATTTTCTTACTGTTTCTTCATTTTTAAAAAAATCTGAATCTTGATGAAATCCATAATATTGACCTGGTTCATACATTGTAAATTGTACTGGCTCTATAAAATCATACATAAAATGCCATTCAGCATTTTGATTAGCTTCTAAAAAATAACGTGATAATAAATCAAACATCCATGGTTCATTAAACCAAGCAACATTTGAATCTCTTATAGTTTTCTTTTGATCTTCAATATCTTTATCTGTAAGTTCTTTATTTTCATTATGACCTACAACACCAAATTGTTTCTTTTTTTCTTCACCAAGTTTAATTATATGATCACACATATGATCTGGTAGTGCTTTATTCCAATACCAGTATTTAATTTTTAAATTCATTTTATAATAATTTTATTAATTTCTGGTAAATATATATATTTCAATGGAGAATTATTAAACAAATTGTATAAATCATACATAGTTTCTACTAATACTTCACCAGGTAAATTTAAACTTGTGTTAATAACTAAAGGTATATTTGTTAATTCATAAAAAGATTTTATTAGATTGTAATAATTTTGATTATTGGATTTTGTAACTGTCTGAATTCTACTTGTATTATTTTTAGATATACCAGATTTTAATATATTTTTTTTACTTTCTAAAAGATTAAATACATACATCATATATGGTGATTCACTTAACCCTTTCATATCAAACCAATTTCTAGCTTCTTCTTGTAAAATAGAACAAGCGAATGGTCTATACCATTCTCTTTTTTTTATCTCGTTTAATTTTTCTTGAGCTTGCGGATGAGATGGATTCATTAATAATGACCTGTTTCCTAAACCTCTTTGTCCTTGTTCACTTCTAGATTGAAATATTGCAACAGGGTCTTCTTGTAAAATTTGTGCTACCTCATAAGGTTCAACAGTTTTAATAGTGTGCTTTAAAAATAAATCTGTATTTATATTTTGTTTTATACCTAAATAAATAGTATCATTTTTAATCTTATAACCTACTTCATGGTTTAGTGCTCCTAAAGATATTCCAGCATCTGTATTAAAAGGGTCACAAAAAAGATTATCGGTAATATCCAATAACTTATTATTTAATAAAACATTTTGTGTACACCCTCCTGTTAATATTAGTTCTTTTTTATTTAAAGATTTAATAAAATTAATTGATTTTATTTCAAAGTTTTTTTGTAATGTTTTTGCTTCTTCATCGAACAAACTATATGCCATTGTTTTAGCTTCTGCATGTTCTTCTTTCATAATTTTTATACTACCTAATTCATAGTCAAGTCCTATATTGTTATAATATCTTTTTATTAAATTTAAGTCATCTGTAAATTTAAATAATGTTTCTCTTTCATATAAAGTATTATTCATATATGCACCAGTTCCATCATAAACTAAAATATCAGAAATATCTTTATTCCAAGTAAGACTACAACAAGCATGAAAATAATGATGAACATTAATATCGTGATGTATCATTTTAACATTTTTAAATTTATTTTGCATTTGTTCAAAAAAAGAAAACCACATATTTTTGTTACTTGTACTCGGATGTAATGTTACTATAAAAGTATCAAATTCTAACGATTTAATTAAATCTAAAAAATACTTTACTGCAAAAGAAGCATGTTTATATCTGTTATATCTATCTAATTGTGTATGAAATATAATTTCATTATTTACAACATAAGTTAAACTTCCATCGTGTGAAGTATGTAAAGCTAAAATTTTATTCATAAAATTCAAACCAACCAGTTATAATATATTTTTCATATAAAGAAGATATTTGACCTCTATGTGTATGTGTCCAATCAGTAGGCCAAATTAAAGTTAATCCTTTTTGAGCTGGTGTAATTATTTTTTGATATAAAAATTCAGTGCCACCATCTGGTACATCATTTAAATAAGTCATAAAAACTAACATCCTTTTTGAACTTATTAAATCTTGTCTTTCTGAATGCCAAGCTTTAAAACCTTGATGTGGTTTATAGTATTGTAAATTATAATTATCTATTATGTTAAATCTTTTAAAACCTTTTAAATGATTATATTTTTCACAATATAAATCTAAACATTCTTGTAAACTTTTTCTATATAGATTAAAAGGAACGTCTGCTCTATCTGGTCCTATTTCAAGATCAGTTGAATCTTTATCTTCTGTTTTATAACCTTTTCCAGTTATACCTTTTACATGTTGATGTTTATTTAAATTAAAATAATCAATAAGTTTATCACATATTGATTTATCTATGTACCAACCTCCAATAAATTTATTTATTGGTAATTTATATTCTTCCATAAGTTTAAATAACTTATTTAAAATAATTCAAAAACAATAATTATGTTGGCCAAATATTTTGTACTCTGGATGAATATTGTGTTTTAACTCCCCAAACACCTTTGGCTTCTTTGTCTTCTGGTATTGCAGCAACAGGTGGAGTATATATTTTAACTACTCCGTTTCCTCCTGAGCCTCCAAGATCACCGCCGCCTCCGCCGCCTAATCCATTTGTACCACCGCTTCTATTATTTCCGCCGCCACCTGGACCACCAGAATTTCCACTTCCAGCTCCTCCGCCAGCATAAGTTCCTGGAAATTGAGTTCCTGGAAAAGCTTTACCATTTCCACCATTAGTTCCACCAGGTGAACCAGCTCCTCCGCCGCCACCTGGACCTGGTGAATAACCATTACTTCCATATCCAAAATTTCCTGAATCACCTGGCTGTGCAGGTTGTTGACCTGGTCCACCTGAAGGTCCACCGCCACCACCAGACCCACCTGGATTTCCTCCAGGTCCTGGATTCCAACCTCCATGTCCACCGCCTTTTGCAGTAAGGCCAAAGACTGTTGTATCACCTCCATTTCCACCAGTATTAAAATCACCAGGTGGAGCAGGAGCTCCTGAGCCAACACCAATTGGATAAGTTGTTCCACCCGACACAGGCATTGCCGGACGATAAATTACACCACCGCCTCCGCCGCCTCCGCCATAATGAGCACCAGAACTTCCGCCACCTCCAACTAATAAAACATCAACAGAGGTTGTTCTTGGATTAGCCACATAGTTTGATCCTGAATTGTAAGTATTGTTACTAGAAGGAACACCTGGAACAGCTGCTGTATTTGTTGGATCATTAGTAGGTCCTACAACTCCTCCATTATCTAAAGGTGGTTGAGAAATTTTTTTATTATTTATTAAATTGTTATTTACAAATCTAGACATATTAAGTAGGCCAAATGTCTTGCACTCTGGATGAGTACTGTGTTTTGACTCCCCATACTCCTTTAGCTTCTTTATCTTCTGGTATTGCAGAAATAGGCGGAGTATAAACTCTAGCTACACCATTACCACCAGATCCACCTAAATCTTTTCCGCCTCCGCCTCCAAGACCATTAGAGCCACCGCTGTTAGAATTTCCGCCACCACCGGGTCCGCCAGAACCGCCAGATCCAGCTCCTCCGCCAGCGTAAGTTGTACCTGAAAATTGAGTTCCTGGAAAAGCTCTTCCATTACCGCCATTAGTACCGCCTGAAGAACCGGCACCGCCGCCTCCACCAGGTCCCGGTGAGTATCCATTAGTTCCATATCCAAAATTTCCTGAGTCACCTGGTTGAGCAGGTTGTTGACCTGGTCCACCTGAAGGTCCGCCGCCTCCGCCAGATCCACCTGGGTTTCCACCAGGACCTGGATTCCAACCAGCATGTCCTCCACCTTTAGCAGTTAAACCAAAACCTGTAGTATTACCACCATTTCCACCAGTGCTAAAATTTCCTGGTGGAGCAGGAGCACCAGAACCAATTCCAATTGGATAAGTAGTTCCACCTGATACAGGCATTCCTGGACGATAGACTACGCCACCAGCGCCTCCGCCTCCTCCATAGTGAGCTCCTGAAGAACCTCCGCCTCCAACAAGAAGTACATCAACTGCAGTTGTTCTTGGATTAGCTACATAGTTTGATCCAGAGTTATAAGTGTTATTTGATGAAGGAACACCTGGAACAGCTGCTGTGTTTGTTGGGTCGTTGTCTGGTCCGATAATTCCGCCATTATCTAATGGTGGTTGAGAAATTTTTTTATTGTTAATTAAGTTATTATTTACAAATCTAGACATATTATTCTATATAGAATCCCATGTTGAAGTAGTAGTATTCCAACTAAAAGTATTTCCTGTCGGATCTGGTACTTTATCTCCATCTCTTACAGTTGTAGTAAATTCAGTAGCAACCCAAGTTCCTCTAGATTCATCCCATTCAAAAGCTAATCTTGTAACAGCATCATCAATAGATTCACTAGCTATAGTGTCTGTATCAGTATAAGGATAAGGTCTATCAACTAAATCTTTTGATGGTTTAGCTATAGGAGCAATATATTCTTTTTCACTTTCGCCCCAAATCCAAGAAGAATAAGGTTTAGGCCAATAATAAATATCTTTTTCAGTATCGTAAAAATGACCTACTGCTGCAGGTCTTTGTCTTTGAGAACCATCTTCCCAATACTGTTTATATGTGCCTTCTCCATATAACGAAACACAAAAAGCAATACCGTCAGCCTCTGTAGAAGCAGAAGAATCATCTATTACATAGATATTTTCTACAATATTATTGTTGTCTAACTTTGCAAAATAAGCCATAATAAAAAATTACAACTCCTTTATGCGTCATTTATAATTTCATAAGAGATTAAGCATTCTAAATCAGAGTTAGCAGAAGCCTCACCTTTAATAATTTCATTTTCTTCTAAATAAAATTGGCTATTTTTATCACTAACTACTAAAGAAGAATCAGCAGGTACAGAAATTGTACTTGCAATTGCTCTGTCGTTAGAACCATCATTATATTTTATTGTAACATCTGCAGCACTACTGCCATCAATGTTTGAAACAATAATTGTATTTATTTTATAAACTGTATCTGCAGCAGCTGTAACTAAATTTGTTAAAGTAGTTGTTAGAGCAAATACATCTGTCTTACCATTTATGGTTGCGACATTTACTATATTCGGGTTTGCCATTTTTTCCTCCTAATTATCCAAATACTATGGCCATGGCAATTGCTTTTCCTGTTGTTGCACTATCTGAAAAAGATAACTGTCCACTACCATTTGTTGTTAATGCCCTTCCACTTGTACCATCTGAAGATGGTAATTTAAAGAAGGTAGATGATCCAGTATTTGCTATACCAGTTACATTGATATCACCTAAATCTGCCATCACATCAAACAATGTATTACCGTTTGTATATACAATTGTTTTAGCACCTTGTTTAAGTGTAACACCATTTGCAGCATGACCTGTATTTGCAAATGTTAATGTTTGTGATCCTGTTGTATTATTAAAAACTACATAATTTTGTTCTACTGCATCAGTAAAAACATGAATATTGCCAGTTAATGCACCTGTAAATTCTAAAGTTGCATTATGAACTTGATCATCTGTAGCATCATCATCTGTATTACTTGTAGAATTATTTGAAGTAAGAGTGACATTTGCAGAACCTGCAACATTTACTGCTTGATAACCAGAAACAGAAGCATCAACCCTGTTAAAAACATAATTAACTAGATTACCCCAAGATCCTGAATTTTCTCCAGAAGCTTGTCTCTCTAATTTTAATCTCGATGTAAAACTTGATGGCATAATTATTTATACTCCTAAAATTAATTAATGTAAATAATATATATTTGTATTTATTTGTCTAGTGAATATTACTCCAAGTTTCAGTATTAGAAGGTAAAATAGGGTCCCAAAATTTGAGTGTATTTATACTAGAATTGATTTGTTGACCTTCCATACTTAAAAAATTTTGAGAATTAGGTATAATTGATGCTGAAGAAATAGTTAATTCATTACCTGTTATAGATAATATTTGTTCAGCACTTATAGCAATAGTGTTAGCTGTAGCATTAAGTAATTGTGGATCTATTTCAATTATGTTATTTGTAGTGGTAGTAATAGAATTTAATAATACATTTAGATCAAAACCATCTATATTTATAAAATTTGCAATACCTAATATTATACCATCGTTGTTTAAAGCAGTATTGGCTTCTAAAGTAGGAGTATTTATTGTAATAGCTCCACCTGCAACTACTGCAAACGTATTTACAGTAGCAGAAACTAAATCTTCACCAGTAATAGTAATATTTGCTTGTGCTACAACACTACTTACATTATTTAGAGATACAGTAACATCTTCACCTGTTATTGTTGTTAAAGAGGTTCCAGTAACGCTTGAATTATTTAAATTAATACTTAATTGTTGACCATCTTCTACAAATATAGTTCCACTTCCAGCAACAATTTCACCTATTGGAGAATTCCAATTACCTTCATTCCAACTTTCTCTACTCCAACCTCTACCATCATTTACTGAAACTCCTAAAGAAATTCCAGTAGGAGAGAATACAGCTCCATTACCTAAATTAAATGCAAAACTTCCTAGTGATCCAGTTAAACTTAATCCAGTTATACTTGCACCAGATACAGAGTTATTCCATGTACCTAAATTCCACTGACCTTGGCTCCATGTACTTGCCATAAGGATTGTCTCCTTATGCTATTCTTATTAAGCCGTTAGTAGCGTCTGCGTTTGGAAACTGTAACTCGAAAGTACCATTAGTTGATGTTTTAACACCACCAAAATCTAATACTGCAATAGAAGAATTACTATTGTTTGCATTATAAATTAGTGCCGCTTGTGCAGATATAGTTGCATTAGCAAAAGAAACATTATCAGCATCAAAAATTGCTGTTGTTCCATCTGTTGATATAGCAACATTAGTTAATACCTGTCCACCAGTAGTATAATTTGTACCACTACTTGAAATTTCATTTGCAGTAATATAAGCAGTAGTATTTTGATTAAGAGTTGCAGTGTTGTCGTAAAGTGCACACTTTAATGTCTGAGCTTCTAAGTTTCCGCCAGGCGACATTAAGTCTTGCTTAAACGACACTGTAATCGCTTGAGATATAGCCATGTTTATTGTCCTCCAGTTAATGTGTTTTCGCCTAGTGGACTACCTGGAAACTTGTAATCTGTTCTTCTTCTTCTACGAGCTTCATTATTAATAGCAGCCACACTTTCGACATACTTTTGTTTGTATATATTATAGTCTTCTATGTTCTTTGTAAAGAGATTTGCTTCGGATAAACTACCATATAATAAAGCATCAGAAGCATTATCAGTATACCAATTGGTAGTATTTGTATTAGATAAAGGATTAATTCTTCCTTGATATCCTAGCTCTATTGTATATACAGCATCTGGTGTAGGAGCAACATATAAAGTATTATCATCAAAATTAGAAAAATATCTAGGTGTAGATGTAATCGAAGAATTAGGCCAATATTCTTGAATATACTCAGTTGGTTTTATTTCTAAAAATTGTCTTTCATTATTAACCAAAATATTTACATAATTAATTAACATTGGTTCAATCGCAGATGGTAATGTTATAAATCTGTCTCCTATATTTGTACTTGATTGAACATTTTGATTGAAACCAACAGGATCAATATCTCTTGATAATTTTTGTTGTGTATTATCTATAAATGTATCTAATTGATTTGTAAAATCAGTACCAGTATTTTCAGCCCATGTTTGTATATCATTTTTTAGACTGCTGTAAGTCATTGTCATTTTCTTTAATCTCCTCTACATTAAACTTAGTCCATACATTACCTGCAAATGGATATGTTCCATAATGAGTAAGAGGACTAACTACGTCAGCAAAAATTTTGCCTCCTAGTTTTTGCCATAGTCTGCAAAAAGCATAATCTTCTGATAAATATCTATTACTTTTTTCATCAATAATACAGTCAAAAAATGCATAACAATTATTGCTTGAAAATCTTTCATTATTGATAATTTGATCGCTTGTATATTTTAAATTAGGAAATTCTTCTTTCATTTTAAAAAAAACTTCTTTTTTTATACACATAAAACCTGTTGCAGCATCTAAAACTTCTGTAAATCCATTTTTTACTTTAATATTTGTTGGTTGAGCAAAATTCAAATTGTAACCTAATGACTTTTGTTCTAAATTTTCTTCTCCAGTTTCTTTAATAAATTTTGGTATAGATTTCCAGTCTATAGATTTTCTAGGATAAATTCCAGCACAAACATCATATCCAGATTCAATTAATTTAATAGCATTTTCTGCTCTAAAACCAATATCACTATCTATAAATAATAAATGTGTAAATCTTTCTGGTTCTTTTTCACATGCATCTAAAAATTGACAAACTAAAGTATTTCTTGCACGTGTTACTAAACTTTCGTTACCCATTGTGTTTAGATGAATTTGTATTCCTCTTTGTTGTGCTTTAGAAGTTAAACTTAAAATTCCATGTAAATAACCTTCTGTAAGTTGACCACCATAACAAGGTGTTGCGATCATAACACCATATTTTTTTTCTATTTTCATGATGTTACTACTGTAACACTTCCTAATTCAGTTGATAACAAATTTGTGCTTGCTTGTGCTATACCAATTGCAGGTATAGATCCTGTTGGTGGAAATATAGTATCTATTTGATCTGGTACACCTCCAGTAGAAGATAAATTTGCTTGTGGTCTAGCATCTTGTAAAGACTGTGCATCAGTAAAATATGTTAAATCTAATTGTGGTTGTTTTGGCTCAAACTCTGAATTATGAACAAATGATCCGTTCCATTCAAAAACCATTTCTTGATATGGAAATTCTAATCCTGATCTATCAGAAATAGCTCTTGCATATTGTCCACCAGAAAATTTATTATGTGGTGCTCTATGCGGTCTTGTACTTCTATCACCTAATTTATTTGCCATTATGTATAAAATCTATTAGTTGTAGCAGGTAAAATTCTTGTAGAAGGTGTATCATCACCTGCAACTAATCTTGTATAAGCTTGTTCATAATCTGTTTTTAATTCCATTCTTTGAGCTTGATCTATATTAACTCTTTTTTTAGAAAGATAATAAGCTAGACCTGCACACATACATTCAAAAGCTCTAAATGGAATATCAAAATTTTGTTCAACACCATTTACTGTAGAAGCAGTTACATCTTGTATTTTTCTCATTCTATAATATCTTAATGTATATGCTTTATCAGGAGCAGGATATATTTTAATTACCGGTGTATTTAATCTTTGTAAATAAAATTGTGTTGGTCTTGATTGTTGTGTTTTATTTGAAATTGCAGCATAGTCGTTTAGACCTAATCTAGTCATACTATACTCAGTTGAACCATCTAAAACATTTGCATTAATAATATCTACTGTATCATAATCTAAAGTATATTCTACAGTTCCTTGTGAAATTGATAAATCTTTTAATTCTACTGTCCATTGATTGTAACCTCTATTAGCCCAATCACTAAACATAATGTTAAGACTTCTACGTGCAGAACGTACATCATATCCTAAAATAGGATCTCCTCCTATTCTATCATATGCTTCTTGTATACAGTCATTAACTGTAAGATTAAATGT